GTCTTCCGATTGTATCCGTTTTTCCAGGTCATAGCCGTTTGAAAAATAAATAACCGTATTCGCTGCAGTAAGCGTAATTCCATATCCACCGGTTTGAGGCGTTCCAACCAGAAATCTTACTTTGGGATCATTTTGAAAAGCATCCCGATTCTGCTGTCTTTCACTTTGAGGCGTGAGCCCATAATAATCGACCACGGAACCCGGACCATGGATCTGTTCAATTGAATTTAAAATAGTTTTTATATCGTATTGATAATGAGCCCAAATTATTGCCTTTCCTTCAATTTCCTCTAAAACCCCCATCAGTTCCGAAAGTCTATTATTCTTTATAGCTTGAGTAGTGCCATCATCCGCTGTAAAATGACCACAGGTAATTTGCTGAAGTCTCATAAGTTGAGTTAGTACATTTACAGTGGTAACCTGTTTTCCATTTAATGTAGCAAGAGCCGTTTCTTTCATTTGAGTGTAAATTTTTCCTTGATCGGGAGTTAAACTAATTTGTCTTTTCGTGTAATTTTTATCAGGCAGATCTAAGCAATCTTCTTTTAATACGCGGTAAGAAAAGCCTTTAAGTTGATCGGACAGTTCCCCGAGATTCTTAAATTTATCTACTACTTGAATAGATCGTCCATGAACGTGCAGAGTTTTCATTTCTGCATATCTATTCCTGAATGCATAATAGGAAGAAAAATCTAAAAGATATGGGTCAAGAAACTCGCACTGAGAATATAGATCCAAGGGATTTTTAGTAACCGGAGAGCCAGTCATTATTCTTCTGTATTTGGCTCTTTGAGACAAGGAAAGAATATTTTTAGTTCTTTTTGCACTAGGATTTTTGATAGTGGTACTTTCATCAATAACCATTAACGTATTATGCGAAAGCAAAAATTTAGAAGCAAAAGCCGTTCCTTTTTGAGTGCTTAATGCTTCCACATTCATAATTAAAATATGAAGCTCTTCTCCAGTTTTAAATAAAGTGCCTAGTTTATGTGATTGACTTTTAGTAATATTTGCTTGCCACAATACAGTCACATTTTCTATGTGATCTGGAAGATGTGTGGGAAGTTCTTGATTATACCATGTGCCTACAACGCCTTTAGGTGCAACAATTAAAAGACCATCTATCTTGCCTTTATCATAAAGCATAGAGGCATTATCAATTAATACTTTTGTTTTACCCGTACCCATTTCCATGAAATAGGCATAAGTTTCTCTATTCCATGACTTTTCTAATGCGGTCATTTGATGCGCATATGGCTTTGTCTTAAATTTATATTTCATAATCTTCTTCTTTCTTATTATTGACATATAATCCATAGTGTACTATATGTCAACCATGAAAGAAAAAATAGTTTATGTAATACAAGAAATTCCAGGTACCCGTGACGGCAAGCCTAAAATAAATATTATGGGCGCGTCTAAATACGGAAAATTTAAATTTCTATTACCGGAACTTTCTCAAATAATTTTTTCTCCAGGTCCTTTAATTTTTAAATTAAGAAAATCTTTAAAGGATTTTACGACGGAAGATTATTTATTATTGACAGGTGATCCTGCCATTATTGGAGTCACATGCTCTATTGTATCTGATATTACTAATGGTAAATACAAACTTTTAAAGTGGGATAAGCAAGAAAAACAGTATTATCCCATTAATATTAACCTACACGAGAAAGGAGAAATTGATGAATAATAGAAAAATAGCTGTAGCTGTTCTTGCTAGAGCCGCGGAAGATGCTTGTAGCAGCAAAGAAAAATATCATAGAGATCAAGCAATTGCATGGTTTAATTCAGGTGGCGAAGACTTTAGGCTTATATGTGAATTAGCAGACCGTAATTCACAATATGTCCGTGAAATTATGAGAGTTAGATCAAAGCAGGTTTTACAAACAACGCTTAGTGATTATTATAGTAAAAGAGAAATTAATAAACGTATTACACTAGGTAGAAAAAAAGAAGCAAAAGTAAAAAAATTAAGATATTTAGAAAATGGATGGAAACATGCTCGATATCTTAAATATAAACAATTTTTTGAAAAAGGGGTTGACAAATAAACCATAAGATATTATATAAAAAGAATGAAAGTTATAAAAGAAAAAAGAAAATACAAAGATATTATGGGAGCGGTTATCTTGAATAAGATGAACGGTTTAATGTCCGTCCATTTTTACCCCAAAAAATCTTTAAAAATAAAAAAGAATGAAAAACTTCTTTTAGAGTGTAGCAGTTTTGGTCGCACATTAAATCCTGACACATTTTATAAAACCACTTATTACAAAGCACCTATTACAGAGGCTTATAATTTAGGAAAATTTAAAACTAAAAAAGAATATTTAGAAAGGAAAAAAAATGGCCGATCGAAATAATCCTTTTTCAGAAATGACTGAAGAAGAAATGAAGAAAGGGAAACATGTTTAAAGAAAACACAAATATTTGGAATGAAGAAGACGCCGAAGAAGCACGAGAAGAAAAGATGCGTTTAGTTAAAATGGGCTTAGAGGATAAGTCTATTTTTAAAAAAACCTTACAGAAATGTCACGGCGGCTGTGATACTTTTTTAACTCAAGAAGAGTTTGAACTTTTTGAAGTTCACTGTTGGGAATGTAAAGTAGAAAACCATACCGGTGGAGGGTGGAGTGATTAATATAACAATAACAATGAAAGAAAATAGAAATGTATAAACACAAACCTGGAATACAAATGGATAAAAAAGGATTTAATGAATCCGTAAACATCACAGATAAAAAAATAAAAAATCTTAATCATATAATATATAGCGTTTTAGAACCTATGATTATCAAACAAGAAAAAGAAGATAAAAATTTAAAATTTAGGTTAGATGGTCATGGTGATTCAATATTAGACGATTTAGAATATCCATCTAAAAAATTAATTGTTGACTATAAACATGGAAAATCAAATCATATTTATGAATTAAGAGCAACAGATGTATCTGTTGATTTTGATGAAGAAGGAAATCGTAGTCTTAGAACTTTGGATTTGAATAAAAAATATCCTGATTGGGTTTTCTTTCACAAAGATACATTTTACTTTTTTATAAAACCGAGTTTTTCTTTTCCTAAAAATGGTCAATATAGATCTTATTATAATTTTGAGTATGAAAGCTGTAATACAAAAGATAAATTTACAGATTGGATTCAGCATCTTAACGGAAAAAATTGGGTACATAAAACAATGTTACAACAGTTTATGAGATTAGCCGACAAGGTTCACAAAGAGAAAACCGGTAAAAACTTAATTGGATGGGGCAGTCGATGAATAAAAGATACATATTAAAAAACAGGTTAAAATACACAGAAAAATGGATTGAATCTTTTTTAGATGTAGAAAAGCATAGAGAGATTTCAAAAAAAGCTCTTCGACAACTTAACAAAGATAAACCTTTTCTAGGATTTATTTTTAGGATTATATATTTACCTACTAGAATTTGGGATTATATTTACACTATAATTTGGTGGAATAGATATCGTAAATGTTGCAAAGAAGTAGAAATTATAAAAAAGGAGTTAGAAAGCTATGAGTAGTATTAATTTTGAAGAGGACCAAGCAAAGGTCATAACTAAAACAGAAAATATTCAATCTTTAGCTGATCAAGTTGAACGATTGGAAAATCTACAAAAAGAAATAGAGGATGCAGACAAACAACTAAAAGAAAAAAAGAAAAATTTAGAATATCTATCTGGAGAAATTATTCCAACCATGATGGCTGAAATGGGTTTATCTCATTTAAAACTTATGGATGGATCTTCCGTAGATGTTAAACCGAATTATAGCGCCAACATCACTATAGCAAATAAAGAAGCGGCGTTTAACTGGCTTCGTCAAAATGGTCTAGGGGATATAATCAAAAATGAGATATCCGTATCCTTTGGACGCAACGAAGATAACAAGGCAGCTGATTATGCTGTTCTTGCGAAGGGTCAAGGGTATCAACCAACACAAAAGTTGAAGGTTGAGCCCATGACTCTTAAAGCGCTAGTCCGTGAGCGTATCGAGGCAGGTAAAGACATGCCAACGGAACTTTTCAACATATTTGTTGGAAATAAAACAACAATAAAAAGGAAACAATAAACATGAACCAAGTACAAAAAAAAGAAGAAGCAGGTGCATTGTCTACGAATATTTTCGAAGCTGATGCAGGTGCGGGCTCTCAGAATATGACGCAGGAAGATCTTGCATTACCATTTCTGAAAGTTTTGGGACAATTGTCTCCAGAGGTTAATAAACAAAATGCTAAGTTTATTAGCGGAGCAGAACCTGGAATGATTGTAAACAGCGTGACCAAAGAGCTTTATGATGGATCAAAGGGTATAGATATTATACCAGTCCATTATGAAAGACAGTATGTCGAATGGCAAGACAGAGGTCAAACTGGAAATGCTCCTGTAGCAATCCATAATGCAGATAGTGATATCGTGAGTACAACGACTCGTGATAAATCTTGGAAGGATAGATTACCTAACGGTAATTATCTGGAAAACACTGCGAATCATTTTGTGATTCTTATGGGTAAAAGTCCATCAACAGCATTGATATCTATGAAGGCTACTCAATTAAAGATTAGTCGTAAATGGAATTCAATGATGATGGGTCTCAAGCTGCAAGGTAAAAATGGCTTATTCACACCGCCAACATACAGCCACATTTATAATCTAAAGACTGTTCAAATGTCTAATGACAAAGGAACATGGTTTGGATGGGATGTATCTAAAGTTGGTCCGGTTACAGATAAAGGTGTTTACGCGATTGCTAAAAGCTTTGCTGAAAAAAATAGCAAAGGTTTAGTGAAAGTTAAACACGGATCTGAAGAAGAATCTAAACAATCTTCTCTTAATTTATAATATTCCTAGGGAGTGGGCGGAGAAGCGAGAGTGGACCCGCCCATATAAATTATGACAGAGAATAAAATTAATGAACCTAAAACTTATGATCAATGGATTGATCTGGGTCGTATTATAATTCCATGTTTAAAAGGCAAACCAAATGTTCCAGGTTGGAGTAAACCTAATTTTAAAATATCAAAAGAAGAATGGAAAAAGAAACACACTCATTGTGCAATGGGGTTAAGGTTAGATCAAGATATTGACTTTGACATTGATAACGATTTAACAAAAAGATTTATAAATAAATACGCCAAGTCTAGTGACGCCATATATGGAAGACCTTCAAATCCTAAAAGTCATTACTGGTGGAAAGGTCAATTACCCAAAAAACAATTTGCTCTTCCAAAAGAGCTTGAAAGATACTATGAAAAATTTCCACACGGAGCAACACTTTGTGAAATTAGAAGTAGCAGTAGTCAATATACTATAGTTCCAGAATCTAAGCACAGTAAAGCGGATGAAAATGTTAAGTGGGAAAAATATGAAGGAATAAATGAATATCCAGGAGATTTAAACACTGATTTAAGAAAGATCGCTCTATCAACCGCATTATGTATTCTTTATGCTTCACAGGGCCATAGAGATAATTATTGTGCAGCAGTAGCAGGAGTTTTATTAAAACACACTAAATGGAGCGAAGAAGAAATTAATGAATTTGTTTACAATTTAGCTCTCGAATCTGATGATAATGAAGCAGAAAAGAGAAAATCAAAAGGCTCTAGCGGTAAAAAAGCAAGTAGAAACCTTGGTATGCCGAAACTTGCTGAAATAATTGGATGTTCTACAAGAGCTGTTGCAGAATTATTTAGCTGGGTTGGAGTGGAATATGCAGCGGGGAAAGAAACTGCACAAGAATCAATTGGAGACATTATTGAGTATGGTCATGACAGGTACATAGTTAAAATAAATGCATTTGTTAACGGTGTATTAGAGGAAAAAAAAATTAGAGTAGATGGACCAACGCTTATGAATCAAAAATTATTCTATGATGAAGTCATTAAACAAGCATCAGTCTGGATTCCTAAAATGAAACCTGCAGATTTTGAAATAATCATGAGAAAGAAATATGAAAATAGAACTCAATCAGAAGACTACGACGAAGAAGCTAGTGAAGATTTTGTTTTTATAAAGCATTTTTCTCAGTACATAAATAAAGAACAAGCTTTTACAGATAAAACCAACTTACTTGAATATAAACGACCTCATTTTGATATGACTAAAAAATCTTTGGAGTTTAATCTAGACTCCTTCGAGGATTTTTTAGTGGAAAAAAGAATAAAGATTAAAAGAGCAGATCTTGTTCTGGATATAAAAAAAATATTAAAAGCCAAAAAGAAGCATGGAAAAGTTAAGGGTAAATCCTGTGTTTCTTGGAGAATAAAAAACTATGAAATAGATAAAAGCGATCTTGTCATAGACGGAGAGTATGAAGAAGTCAAAGAAACAGAAAGAATAACAGATGAAACCTAGATTTATAGTTGGACCCCCAGGAACAGGAAAAACACACATATGGATAGTTAAAAAATATAAAGAATGTTTTTCTAAATATACTCCAGAAAAAATAGTTTTACTTTCCCATACCAATGTAGCAGTCGGACAAATTTTAGATGCAATAATGGATCTTAAAGAGATAAAAGAAAAAGGATACAGAAGAAAATTTTTTGAAAATCGCATATGCACAATTCATCATTATTGTAATAGTAAACTTATGGGAAATAAAACCTTGTTTTCAAATGCAGATTTGCAAGGTTTATGTATAACAGAAGATGGAAGAGGATTTCGTAATAGTAAAGAAAAAGACATTGAAAAACATCCTGTTCTTAAATTTATTAAAGATGCTCGAGGTAATGGAAGAGATTTAGATAAACACTGGAATCACCCAGGTACAGATAAAAAAGATTTACTTGCCGCAAGGTACAATATTGAAAATATAAAGAAATTAAGCAAAGCTTATAAAGATTATAAGAACGATAAGGAAAATAGATTACAAGATTTTGCAGACATGATTGATGAATATAACTCAATCTACTCTAATAAAGAAAATCCTAACTCTAAAGAATCTGACATTGAAGTTTTAATTGTTGACGAAGCTCAAGACTCTAATGTTCCTCAACTTGAAGCCCTTAAAAAAATTGCCAAAAACGTAAAAGACGGACATTTCTATTTAGTTGGAGATCCTGATCAAACAATTCATGAGTATGCCGGGTCAAATGCTAAATGGTTTCATGAAGCTGCAGCTCATCCCTATGAAGAATTAGAGGAGGGGCTTAGATGTGGCCGTGCTATTAATGAATTTTGTAAAAAAATTATAGCACCTATATGGAAACATTATAAATACAAAAGGGGTGGAAGAATATGGCTACCCGCCGTGTATAATAAAAAGTACCACACGATACCAGAGGGATGTAAAGAAGGAGATGTTATAGAAGGAACCATATACCCTTTGACAGACTTAAAGCCATCAAAAAATTTAGATATTCTTATAGATAAAATGAGAAACACTAAACAAACTTTTCTGTTCTCTTTCAGAGGAACTCCTAGTCACAAATTTATAACTAAATTTTTAGAACAAGAGGGTTTTGAATATGCCCACATCGATAACAGTGCTCATGTTTCAAAAAAAGAATTAAGATGTCATAAAGAATGGCCTAAATTTATAAACGGCGAACCTAAAAGTTGGGTGCAAATTAAAGATTTTGCTTCTTATCTAGGAAGCAGGGCCATAGTAAGGGGAAGAGGACAAGAAACATTCAAGGGATGGAATAAAAGAGACTATACTTATAAAGAATTAGTAAAGAATAAATATTATCTACCTGATCTAAGTGGAGAATTTGATCTTATTAGAAAAAGACATCCAGGAATGGATCAAAAACATCACGATGACCGAATGATTTACATAAAAAATGTTTTGAGAAGAGGATTTGATTTTGATGGAGATATTAGAATTAAATATGGAAACATACATAAAGTAAAAGGAACAACCTTTGATAATATAATTGGAGATTTATCATTATACAGGTCCGAGTCCCTCCCTGCACAACTTCGATTAAAATACACAATGTTTAGTCGAGGCATATATGATGCATGGGTTTTACAAAGCCGAACAGGAAAAGTTTTAGGAACATATGGGCGTATATAATAAACAAATTGGTGGAACACATTACAGGAAAATGAAAATACAACCAAGTAAATTCGTAATTGAGAACAAGTTGCTTTTTCCTGAAGGGAATGTTATTAAATATATCTGCAGACACAAGTATAAAGGAGGAAAGCAAGATTTGGAAAAAGCTAAACATTTTATAGATATGATTATAGAGAGAGATTATAAATAATGTGTGTTTCTCCAGATTTAACTGATCTTGATTTAGATGGCATTGATACTGTTGCAGTTGACTTAGAAACCTATGATCCAGATTTAAAAGAGAAAGGATCAGGAGCAATACGAAATAAAGGTTGGGTATGTGGTATTGCAGTAGCTACCAAGAAACAAACACTTTATTTTCCTCTTGACCACAAAGAAGTTAAAAATATTCCTCGCAAAAAGGCGTGGAAATATCTTAACGAAAAATTGTTTCAAAATTCTAACATTAAAAAAGTATTTCATAATGCGATGTACGATGTATGTTGGATTCGTCAAGAATCAGGACTCATGCCCCACGGACCATTGCTCGATACAATGGTTGCTGCTTCAGTGATTGATGAAAACAGAATGAAATATTCATTAGACTCTTTAGGTAAAGACTATTTAGGAGACAAAAAATACAAATATGATTTAAAAGAAAAAAGTCAGGCCTCTCCTTATTTTATCAGTGATCCCATGAGTAATATGCACAAGCTACCTTATAAATTGGTAAAAGGATATGCAGAACAAGATGTTAATTTAACTTTAAGACTTTGGGAACTCTTTGAAAAAAAAATAGATAAAGAAGAGAAGGTTGATAATGGAAAAGTAAAAACGTTACGATCCATTTTTGATTTAGAAACTGAACTATTTCCTTGTCTTGTTGATATGAGGTTTAAAGGAGTTCGAATAAATGTCGAAGCTGCTAAAAAATTTGGGGAACATTTAAAAAAAAGAAAAGGTCAAATAATTTCTGCAATTCAAAAAAGAACAGGAATTAAAATTGAGATCTGGGCAGCATCCTCCATTAAAAAACTTTTAGATAAGTTAAAAATAAAAGATTATAAAGAAACACCCAAATCTAAATTACCTCAGTTGCCTAAGGATTATTTAAAAACTCATAAAGATAAATGTGTACGTATGATTGCAAAAGCAAGAGAGTATGACAAAGCAGAAGGTACCTTTATTGAAGGTCTTTTAAAATTTGTTCATAACGGAAGAATTCATGCTGACATTAATCAAATTAGAGGAGAAAAAGGTGGGACTATTACTGGAAGATTTTCAATGTCTAACCCTAATTTACAACAAATTCCGGCTAAAGGATTTATTGGTAAAAAGATGCGAGCATTATTTATTCCAGAAGAAGGATGTCTTTGGGGATCCTTTGACTATTCTCAACAAGAACCAAGACTCGTTGTTCATTATGCTTTGAAATTAAAAATGAGAGGGACAGAAGAATTGGCTGAATCTTATCAGAATGATCCAGACGCCGATTTTCATCAAATTGTAGCGAACATGGCTAAAATACCACGGATCACGGCTAAAACAATTAATCTAGGGTTATTCTATGGAATGGGCAAAAATAAACTAGCAGAACAACTTGACCTCGATTACACAGAAGCAAAAAATTTATTTGATACGTATCACGCTAAAGTTCCTTTTGTAAAACAGCTTTCTTCTAGTTTACAAAAGTTTGCTGGAAGAAATAAATTTCTTTATACATTAGCAGATAGGTTTTGTCGCTTCGATAGGTGGGAGCCCATGAACAAAAGATGGAATCCTAAGGAGAAAAAATTCGTAGTCAAAGTCATAGAAATAAAAAAAGTAATAGACGAGAAAACAAAAGAAGAAAAAAACGTAGAAAAAGAGGTAGAAAGGCCGGTACCATTACTTTCTAGAGAGGATGCTATACTTCGTTATAAATCTGACCGGCATGACCTGGGGTACCCTCCTGACAAAAATTGCAAGTATTTTGAAAATTTTTATCAACCTGCTTTTATATACAGAGCGTTAAACAAATTAATTCAAGGGAGTGCTGCAGACATGACTAAAAAAGCAATGGTTCTATTATATAGAAAAGGTATTTTACCTCATATCCAAATTCATGATGAATTATGTATTTCTATCAAAGATAATAAGCAAGCTGGCCATATTAAAAAGATCATGGAAGAAGCAATTAAACTTGAAATAGACAATAAAGTAGACTATGAATTCGGCCCTAACTGGGGTAATATAAAATAGGAGGAAACTATGGAAAAAGTAAAACAAGTATGGGCATTAGCGAAAGCTAATCCAAAGATATCTGCCGCTGTTGTGGTAGTAATCATTGCCATATATTTTTTAGTAAACTAGGAACTATATGACCAATGGCCTATTTAAATGCAAACATTCCTGTGATTTATTCACAGATCAGGAGAGAATATCTCTACGATCTTAAGGATCATCATGGAGAAGTTGAAGACTGCATTATATTTGGCCTGGCATCGATTACAGGACGTCCCATATTATTTCATACAATTATGGAAAACGGTGCGGTCTTTTATAGGCTCCCTATATCAGCATTCATTCAAAGAGGATTTAGAGCGGATCAAGTTCCTAGATATAGACTTGATGAGCTGGAGCTGTGGAATTGCTTTAGTTACTATCCTAGCGTTACTTCTTTTGATATCCTAGACGGACAATCAGGTAAATATATAGGAAAAGACAAAAAATGGCATCCAGGTGCCTATCTTTTTACTGTTGACTGGGCCCATCCAGAGAGTAATATAGTAGACACTGATCATTCAGAAATACCGCACGAACACAAGTGCGCACACATAATGGCGTTGGAAGACGGCAATTATGCAGCTCAACCAAACAATAGATTAATATGGAGTATTCCTTCATTTACTGTTAAAGATGAAGTTCCATATGATTGGAAAGTCCAGACTTCAGAGTGGAATGTAGAAGATACTGGCAAATGGAAAACGGAAGATACTGATAAATTCTTCTATAACATTGAGGAGACACATGATGAGAAAACTAGTGTGGAAGATAAAACAAATAATATCAAAGTACAGAGTTAAGTTGTACTTAAGTTACGTTAAAATGATGAACTATAGAAAATGACTGAACGATTTTGTAAAAAATGTAATAAAATGTGTCACTGTCCAAATGCAGAAGGTGAATGCACCAACTGTGATTGCAATGGCAGAGAAGAAGACTCAACCTATGAAGGTGGTGTCGTCATTGACGACACGGGAGAATGTGAATCATGCCAATAAATAAATTATTATTAATACTAGCAGTATTTTTTGCTTTAAGCGCCTGCTCGGTAGGCAAGAAATGTACCTATACTCAAGATGGAACAAAGATTTCATCTTACGTATGGTTTTTTAGTGATGGTAAGCCAATTGATTTAGATAAAAACAATTGCTCTTAGGAGTTTATGCAAATTGACAAAATATCTATACACGTTTTTGATACTGACATTACTTTTCTTTTCGGGAAAAGCCTTAGCTGGTAGTACACAGACAAACACGTCTGGAAGTAATACGGCAATCGAAGGTGGATATACTTCAGAATCAACAACTACGTATCAATCAGGTTCTGAATCTACGTCTACAACTAATAATACTACAAATTCCGATATAAGATCATCACCTCCACAGGCAGCAGCTCCATCGTACAATAGTATGACACAGGACGTATGTGCAGTAGGAGCCTCAGCAGGTATTCAAACCTTTGGTGTAGGCGTTTCAGCAGGCAAACATTTCGTAGATAAAAATTGTGAAAGATTAAAACTAGCAAGAATACTCAATGACTTTGGTATGAAGGTAGCAGCAGTTGCTATTCTTTGCCAGGATGAAAGAGTATTTGAATCTATGATTCAAGCTGGAACTCCATGTCCAATTGACGGTAAAATTGGAAAGGAAGCTTTAGCCTTATGGCAATTATACGAATTTGAAAGACCAGACTACAAAGCATACGTTAAACGTATGAAAAAAAGAGAAAAAGTTAAACCAGTTGTAATAACAGACCCAAAACCAATGGTAGATAAGGTTCCGGTTGAATGGCAAAATCCAAAATAATAAAAGGACTAGTAACACTGTTCATGGCTAGCTATCTTATAGCTAGCTGTTTCGCGCTTAGAGCAAAAGCCGAAGATATAACTACAGGAAATTTGCTTCCAAATGCAGGAGATGGTGTGGACTGGGGATCAAGCTCCACGGAACAAATCAATCCTGGCGGTTCCGGATACGTATCCAATGGCACTGTTGTAAATGGATTTACAGTTACGTGCGCCACTTCTCAAGCTAACTGTGGATACAAATGGAGTGTAGGTGGAGATTTTGAAGTTACAGGTACTGCAACACTGTCTGTAGATGATATTGCTCTAACTAACACTGATCGTACTCAAGACATGTTGGATAATGGAATAACCATTAACAACTATATAGATATAGCAAACTGTGATCACGAAGCTGGAAACTGTGAAGGAGATACTGGAGC